ATAGGCATTGCACCAGAGGACGCACAATTCCTTGAAACACGAAAGTACCAACTTAATGAGATATGCAGAATCTTCCGTGTACCACCGCACTTGGTAGGTGACCTTGAACACGCAACCTTTTCAAACATAGAACACCAAAGCATAGAATTCGTTCAGCATACGGTACGGCCGTGGCTTGTGCGATGGGAGCAAGGTATCAGTCGTTCACTCTTAGATGAGCAGGAACGACTTATTTATTTTGCGAGGTTCAATGTGGACGGGTTACTGAGAGGTGACTACAAATCGAGAATGGAAGGGTATGCGGTAGGCAGACAAAACGGATGGCTGTCTGCAAACGATATTAGGCGGCTTGAAGACATGAGTTTGATACCGACCGAGCAAGGCGGTGACGAATATCTTGTCAACGGCAATATGATATCGATTGCGACCGCCAATACACAAAAACAAGAAGGAGGTAGCAATGGAGAAGAACCAGAGGGAACAGCGAATGCTTCCTTTAAAAGAGCTAAGGGTAAACGAAAGTGATAGCGGAGCGATGATTGAAGGTCACGCCGCAGTCTTCGATTTGTGGAGCGAACCGCTCGGCGGCATCTTCCCTTTCAAAGAAAAGGTGCGAAAGGGTGCGTTCAAGGACAGCATCAAGCGTGACGATATCAGGGCATTGTTCAACCACGACCCTAACTATGTTTTAGGTAGGAACAAATCGGGAACATTGGAGCTTGAGGAAGATGATGTGGGACTGCGTGTTCGTATCTCGCCACCCGACACATCTTGGGCAAGGGATATCGTTACAAGTATCAAGCGAGGCGATATTTCGCAGATGTCAATAGGCTTCATCGTGGAGGAAGACGAATGGAGTAGCGAGGAAGATATTGATACAAGGGAGCTGAGAAAGGTACAGCTCTTTGATGTATCGCCCGTGACATTCCCTGCCTATACGGCAACGGATGTAGGTGTTAGGGCAATGCAAGAATATGACGGATATAAATCCGAAAAGCGTAGCAAGGAACAAGCAGAGCAAGACACTGCAAGGAAAGCCAAGGACAAAGCAAGACTTGGCGGGTTAATTACGAAATTTAAAAACTTATAATCGGAGGAAACTGTATGACCATGAAAAAAATTCTTGAAATGAAAGCAAAAAGAGAAGACGCAAGGCTGAAAGCTATGGCTGTCTTAAACAAAGCGGAAACTGAAGACCGCTTTTTAACCAATGAAGAGAAGACCGAGATTGATAAGCTCGAAGACGAAATCCGTGCTTGGGACGAATCAATCAACAGAGCGGAAAAGCTGATGGCAATCGAGCCTGAGGATAGGAACGGCGAAAAGGTAGAGGTAAAGCCTACACCCAATAAAAACGATGAGAGAAAGTTTAGCTGTTTTGGTGAACAGCTTTTGGCTGCTTACAGGGCGGCGGCACCAGGCGGGAAAGTAGATGAACGCCTTTCTACGAGAGCGGCAAACGGCTTGAATGAAACCACTCCCTCGGACGGCGGTTTCCTTGTTCAGCAAGATTTTGTAACCGAGCTTTTACAACGCACTTATGAAACGGGTGTGCTTGCGAGCAAAGTCAAGAAAATTCCAATTAGCACCAATGCGAACGGCTTGAAAATAAATGCGGTAGACGAAGAGTCGAGAGCGAACGGCAGTCGTTGGGGCGGTGTGCAGACTTATTGGGAGGGTGAAGCTGAAGAGCTTGCGGGTAGCAAACCCAAGTTCCGTCAGCTCGAATTATCCTTGAAAAAGCTCACGGGTCTTTGTTATGCGACCGATGAACTTTTACAGGACGCATCGGCACTCGAAGCGGTCATTCGTCAAGCGTTCGCCGAAGAGTTCGGGTTCAAGATTGACGATGCTATTTTGACAGGATCGGGCGAGGGTGAACCTCTCGGTATTCTCAATAGCGGCGCAGTCGTAAAGGTGGATAAGGACAAGGACCAGACCGACATTATCACTGTATCCAACCTTATTAAGATGTGGAATAGATTATGGAGTCGTTCTCGTGCGAGTGCGGTATGGTACATCAACCAAGAACTCGAACCCTATCTCTACACCTTGAAAATCGGAGACAAGCCTGTGTATATTCCCGCGGGCGGTTTATCCGAAAAGCCTTACGGAACATTATTCGGCAGACCCGTTGTGCCTATCGAGCAGTGTTCTGCGGCGGGCGAACTCGGCGATATTATCCTTGCGGATGTCGGTCAGTACTTGCTCATCGATAAGGGCGGAGTTAAGGCGGCAAGCTCCATCCATGTGAGGTTCTTGTATGACGAAAATGTCTTCCGCTTTATCTACAGAGTTGACGGTAAACCCATTTGGAACAAACCTTTGACTCCTTATAAGGGCAGTGCAACCGTTTCGCCTTTCGTGGCGTTGGCAAAGAGAACGACTGCCTAAGCAAATAACGGAGGTAGGCTATGGAAATGACAGAGCTGCTTGATAAAGTCAAGCAAAATCTTATTTTGGAACACGATGCAGACGATGCAATTTTAAAAGTCTACATTACCGCCGCAATTTCCTATGCCGAAAGCTTTCAGCACGTGCCTGAGGGTTACTACCAAGAAAACGACATGAAACCCACGACCGAGCAAGCCGTCATAATGCTTTCAAGCCATTTTTATGAAAGCCGTGACGGCTCAACGGCGGGGTTTTTCGGAGATAACATTCAAGCGAGCGGACAGGTATGGACAACGGTCAATACGCTTTTGCGATTGGATAAGAGGTGGCCGTTATGAGCTATGGCAAGATGCGAGCATTCCTTGAAATTATTAAAGTAGAGGTAGCAACGGATGAACAAGGCTTTGCTGTTGAGAAAGATATCTGCCTTGCAAAAGTAAGGGGGTATCGTGAGCAAAAGAATGGCTCAACTGCTTGGCTGAACAGAGCGAGTTTCTCGGACGCAACAGACCTATTCAAGGTACGAAAAATTCCCGATCTTGAACTGAAACCAGGAATGTTCATCGTCTGTGACGGGCATAGATTTGTTATCCGCTCCGCCGATGATGTAAAAGGCAAGGGATTGTATATAGAAGTGCTTGGCAGGGAGGTGAGTGCAAGTGGCAAAAGCAACGTGGACAATGCCTGATGATTTTTTAACGAAAATATCCAGGCTTGAAAAGAAGACGGACGATATCGTGCCGAAAGTACTTGCCGCCGGGGGCGAGGTTGTAAAGGATTCCGTCAAGGCAAATCTTGAACGAGTTATCGGTAACAATACCAAGCAGAAAAGCCAAAGCACGGGTCAGCTTGTAGCTGCACTCGGCGTAACAAAGGCACGGCAGAATAAGGATGGGAACTTTGACGTAAAGATAGGCTTTGCCGAGAATAGAACGGACGGGAAGAGCAATGCAATGATAGCCAATGTTTTGGAATACGGCAGAAGCGACCAACAGCCTCGTCCGTTTTTAAAGCAAGCCAAATCGTCAAGCAAAAAACCTGCAACGGATGCAATGGTAGCTAAACTTGAAGAGGAGATTAAAAAGGTATGAGCTTACTTTCTGAACTTATTGATGTGTTCAAAAAAGCGGATATCCCCGTGGAAACGGGTGTATTCTCAGGCACATCGCCAGACAGATATGCGGTACTTACTCCGCTTGTGGATAACTATGCTTTGTATGCGGACAATCTGCCGTTGGCTGATGTAGAAGAGGTGCGAATTTCGCTGTTTGACAAAGGCAATTATACGGCGGTAAAAAAGCAGATAGAAAAGGAATTGCTCACTGCGGATATAACGGTAACCGACCGCAGATATATGGGACACGAAGACGATACAGGTTACCATCACATCGCCATAGATGTGGCAAAGAATTATGAAAATTAGGAGGTTACTATGGCAACAATAGGACTTGACAAACTTTATTACGCAAAGATAACCGAAAATGACAACGGCGAGGAAACCTATGGTACACCCAAGCTCCTTGCAAAAGCCATCTCGGCGGACTTGTCGGTAGAGCTGAACGAGGCAATCCTGTATGCGGATGACGGACAGTCCGAAGCGGTCAAAGAGTTCAAAAGCGGAACGCTTTCTCTTGGGGTAGATGACATCGGTCACGAAACTGCGGCAGACCTTTGCGGTGCGACAATAGACGAAAACGGAGTGTTGGTGTCGGGTGGAGAGGATAGTGCCAAAGCCGTGGCGGTAGCATTCAGGGCAAAGAAAGCTAACGGCAAATATAAATATTATTGGCTTTACAGGGTGCTGTTCGGTATCCCTGCAACCAACCTTGCAACTAAGGGAGATAGCATCACATTCTCAACGCCCACGATAGAGGGAACGATATCAAGGCGAAATAAGGCGGACGGCAATAATATCCATCCTTGGAAAGCAGAGATCACGGAATCGGCAGACAATACCGACACGATAAACACTTGGTACGACAAAGTGTATGAACCCACGTATAAGGAGAGTAAGTAATGGACGAAAGAAGTGCAGTAATCAATATCGGCGGCAAGGAGTATGAACTCTTGCTGACAACCAAAGCGACAAAGGAAATCGCAAAGCGATACGGCGGTCTAACGCAGCTCGGCGAAAACCTAATGAAAGGAGATAGCTACGAAGAGGCGATTGAGCAAATCGTATGGCTTATTACCACGCTTGCCAACCAACCCATACTCATCTACAACTATCAGCATAAAGGCGAGGAAAAGCCACTGCTTAGCGAGGATGAGGTGGAACTTTTAACAACGCCTTATGACCTTTCGGATTATAAGGAAGCTATCACGGAAGCGTTGTATAAAGGAACGAAACGCAATGTTGAGAGCGAGGAAGACCCAAAAAAAGTGGCAGACGAGTAAGTGACGAGGAGTTATTTACTCGATTGCTTTATTACGGATTGGCACATCTCCGCTTGACACAGGACGAAGTTTGGCTGATGCCGTTCGGACTACTGCTCGATTTATGGGAATGCCACAAACAATATAACGGCATATCAAAGCCGAAAGTGGAAGTCTTTATAGACGATGTCATTCCTAACGGCATATAAAAACGAAATTTTTAATAATACTTTTGATGTATGGTTTTATATTGCAATTTGCTATAAAATATGGTATAATAAATACAAGAACGATGCAAGGAGGTGCGAAATGCTCAAGACGGAAAATATCAAAAACACGAAAGAACTCGAATTTGCAGTTTTTTGCATTGAGAATGTTGCACTTTCTCTCGGCGTCAAAGCTGATAAAGTATACCACGCTTTAACGGAAGATAGTGATATTTTGCATAGCTATATCGTGCCAGTGTATGATGTTTTGCATACGCAGAGTAAGGAATACATCGTTGCCGACATTATCGAAGTGATGAAAGAAAGGGGTGTAAAGGTATGATTTTATATCACGGGTCGTATATGGAAATAAATCATCCCGATTTGCAGCATAGCAGAACCAATGTCGATTTCGGTCGTGGCTTTTATACTACAACTATCTATGAGCAAGCGGAAAAGTGGGGCAGTAAGTTCGTAAAGAACGGCAACGGCGGCGTTATATCCGAATACGAATTTGAAGAAGCACAGCTTTCTCAATTAAAAGTGTTAAAGTTTGACAGCTACTCAGAGGAATGGTTGGATTTTGTTATGTCTTGCCGTAATAGACAGGATAAGTCGGATTATGATATCGTTATTGGCGGTGTTGCGAACGATAAGGTTTTTAATACCATTGAACTCTTCTTTGACGGACTTATAGACAAGACGGAAGCAATTAAAAGACTTAAATATGAAAAGCCAAATTTGCAAGTTTGTTTTAGGACAGAGAAGGCTATAACCCTTCTCAAGTTCAAGAGGAGCGTGAAACTATGAATGCACATCCAATTCTGTTGCAAATGAAGTATACACGCCTGATCGAACTGTTTGCAAAAAAGCTCGGCATTAGTTTAGATGCCGCTTTAGATTTTTTCTACAAGTCGGAAACCTATAAGCTAATCAGCGAGGGTGTTTCGGATATGCATTGCATGAGCGATGAATACCTCGTGACGGAACTATTAAACGAATACAACGCAAAACAATAAATAGCATAAAAAAATTCAAGGCATCTACCTAAATTGGTGGGTGCTTTTTTGA